TCATATTCTACTGAATTAAACTCCTTATTTTTGATATGCTCTTTTATAATTTCTTTTAAAAATAATTCTACGTCCTCAATTGAGTATTTCTCAAATGATTCACCTGTTAACATTAATAAGGCAAAGTGTGGTTTCTGATAATCTTCAAGATCACTAGAATTAAGCATATCAAACAACCTAATTACATTATCAAAACTAAGATTGAGCTTATAAACTTCACTACCAACGATTAATTCATCTTCTAATTTGTAAGCTAAATTAAGCATGGTCGATATTTAGATACTTAATCAGCTTATCTGGAGCATAACTGCTTCCTAATTCTTGAGTTATCCCAAATAGCGTTTGAAATACCGCTAATAACGTTGGCATACAAGATTTGTTATAAAGATTATAAACTTTCTCAAAAGTTTCTTCATCGAATAACTCAACCCATAATTCTTTAGCTAAATCATAGATTAATTTAATATCTTCTGTTGTTCCTTTTAGCTCTCCAATCTTATCTTTAACTACACCTGCTTTTTCTTCTACATTCGCTAGTTTCAGAATGTTTTCATCACTAGTCACAAACTTTAACTCAAACTCTCCAAAATCAACTGGAATTACATTTTCAAATTTTTTAATTACTACCATGCTTATATATCCTCCTAAATTATGCTACCGCTGTTTGTTTTGGCAATGATACCCATTTAATCGTACATTCAAAGTTTTCAAAGTCGCTTGCATCACCGTCTCCAGCTTTAATTTTAGATACGATTGCTACTGCTTCCCACGCTGTCTTACCGTCTGAAGATATTACTTTGAACCATACTTTCCTATCATCTCCAACCTTATATCTAAGGTCAGCGATTAGTTTTTGTGCGTCATCTTCTACATCGAAGTTCCCCTCAAATGAGAAACCAGCTTTTACTGATTTTACAGTTTCCTCAGGTGTACCATCTCCGTCATACCATGCTATATCGTCAGTATCCTCATCTGTTTCATCGTTTACTGTCTTAATATATTTAGCTAACAGTTTGTACTGTTCTTTTGTTGGTGCTGTTGTTGCACTTTCTTTATTGAAAGGTGCTACAAAATGCTTTCTCAATGCGTTCTTTTGTCTAGCCATTTAATAAATCTCCTTCTATTTCAATTTTTGCTACTATACGTAACGTATATATAAAATAATCTTGCTCATCACGTCCATTGACTGCAGGCTTTCCAACCTCTAGTCCTAAGAAGCGATAAGTGTTGTTTGCACTAGGTAATTGCAAATTAAATTCAGATAGTGCGGTGTGGATAGTCCACAAGATCGAGTTAGCTTTTTGGTTATCCATGCATTTAATGGCAATTTCAAAAGGTAAACTAATTTCTTGTGTTCCATCCATAAATAACCGCTCTACCTTACCACCTGCAATTAAATTAACCACTAAATCATCTGATTCAATGAAATAATCTAATCTAGCTACAAGTGGCAAATTTAAAGAATTAATATAATCACAAAGCACGTCTTGAAAATCAATGTTATTAATCATCTTATTCCTAATCCTTTCTTAGCTACTTCTTCCCAATTTTTCATGTTGCTGTTTGAAGCTTTTTCGGTCCATTTGCTACCAGTATCTGGAGTTGTATATTTTTTAAATCTAACTATTCCATTTGTTCCAAAAAACTGTGCTCTAGCATACACTGTATTCCACGATACTGAACCGTTATTAGCTCTTCCAGTACCTTTTAAAACATCTTCCCCGTCACTTGGCACATAGTTTTCACTGTCAAGCAATACTTGATTAGCAACCATTGTTCTGGCATTTTTAACATTCCCTGGCCCGAATTTTCGCTCCATAGGTGATAAATCGTAAGATACTTTTAGTGACATCTAAATCACCGTTAACTCATAAGAGAATACTTTATTTCCTAAATAATTAGTTTCAAAACTAATTACCTTGTATTCTCCGTGTTGATCTTTAATGTTAGCTTGTAACCAGCTATCATCAACAACAACATTATTAAATTTAGGATAAATAAATAAGGTTCCCGATTTATTCCTTGTGATATTTGTTAAGTTTTGAGTGTTTGTAGTTTTATCTATAGAACTTCTATCAAACCGAACGAATTTTATTTCAAACGGTTCTTTAAAAGTGATCTTCCCCCATTTGTCTTTCTCACCTGCTAAACTTACAGTTACAATATCAGTTAAAAGTCGTTTATCTATCATAGCAAACACCTCTATATCCGAACCCTACGCTTTTAAGTAAGTTCATAGTGTCTAACGCTAAATTATACTTACTAGCTTCAATTTTAGCTGAACTAGTTCCACTACCACCATAATTAATAGTAGTTCTTCCAATACTCAAACTACCTAAAGAATGTTTATCTTCAGCTGTAAGTATTCCAGTTTCATTTAAGTAGCGTATTTGATTAGCAATAGCAAGCTTCACAACTTTCTTACGTAGTGGGAAATCATCTTCTAAATTATTATTTTGATAGAAGTAGTTAGTATATAAGTCTACTGCCATTTCTGCCTTTAGTTTTAATTCTGAAAATTCTTCAATCTCTGCAAAACCTAATTCTTTATATTCTTCTAAAGTTAAATAACTCATTTTTAACCTCCTAAAAAGAGGCTGAATTATTCAACCTCTTTAGCTTTTTTATCTTCTACTGCTGGTGCTTCTTCCTTAACTTCTTCTTTAACTTCTTCTGGAATAATAGTTAAGGCTCCCTCACCTAATGTACTGATAATTTCTTTCGCTCTAACTTCTGTAATATCAAGTTCAGTTCCTTTTTTCACTCGTTCATAAGTATTTTTATCTGTGAAATCTGCGTTTACTAAGTATTTAACCATTGTTATTTCCTCCTATTATGCTAACGGTGTAGCGCTTGTTACTTTAATAATTGCTTTTTTATTGTCATCAAGAACGAATGTACCACCTTTAGCAGCAGCTTGAAGTTTAACCCCGTCAAACTCTTGTGCTTCTACTGTTCTAGCAGTTTCAATTCCGATGAATGGAATTACAATTCCATCTGGTGAGAAGATAGCCACAACATTATTTTCAAAGTATTGTTCAGGCACCACAATTAATTCAATGTTTTTATATTTTAATAAACCGTTAGAATCTAAATTTATATTTGAACCTTTTGATTTGTTTGTTGAAGCCATATCAATAATAGCATTATAAACTTGAGCTCTTACATAACATTTAATTGGTGCATTGATTTCAGTATTAACCACGTAAACATTAACTTGGTTAAATAGTTTCTGAATACTAGCTTCATCAAGTTTAGCAAGCTCTTTTGTTTCTCCTGCATTTGTTGATAAGAATTTCCCAATTTTCTTGTTCATTTCTCTAGTTTGAGCTTCTGAGTGCAATCTTAAACGGTCTGCTACTGCTGCGTTTAAATCATTGTTAACTGTGTAACGATCAATTCCCTCGTGAATCGCAAGTAAATAATTGTATTCTACTTCTGTATCTGTGTAGATTACTTCTTTTAATTCACCAAAACGGCTTCCTAATCCTGTTCCTGCTCCGAATACTTTTGTTGAATCAGCATTATAAGTTCCTACAACCACTGGTGTATTGTTAGTTTTAACCATGAAAGCCTTAGTATTGTGTTGTACTCCGTCTAATGTTTGAATTGGAGCTAAGGCTCCTGCGAATGCTTTTTGCACGCCGAAAATTGTAGATAACACCTTAGTATATTGTGGTGTATAAACTCTCACAGGTAAATTATTATTGTTTGTTGTCATATTTTAAAATTCCTTTCTTTATTTCGTATATTGATCTATTACTGCTTGGAACGGGTCAACACCTGCTGTTCCGTTCCCGTTAGGATTCCCTCCAACTGTAATTTGAGGTGTAGTTGGTTGTTGTTCTTGTTCAAATAAGAAAGGTTTACTTTCTTTTAATGAATTAACCACCTCATCAAGTTTAGGTTTCCCGTCTTCTCCTAACTCAACTTTATCTACATCGATAAGTTTCATCAGAACATCGCTATCATGTGCCTTAACATCTTTTAATGCTAATGCGATAGCATTTGTTTTATTAATTTGCGCCAACTTGTTATCACTATCTACTTTGAATTGGTTGTATTCTTCTTGTAATTTCTCTAAAGTCTGTTTAACTTCTGAATTAGCATCATTACTTTTAGTTAACTCTTCAAGTTTAGTTTTTTGTGATTCAAGTTGTGATTTTAATGTGTCGTTCTCAGCAGTTAGTTCTAACTTCACTTGTTGCTTCGCTTTTTCCAAACCTGCACCGTACGCTTGCATGATTTTATCGATTGCGTCCTTATCTGTTACTCCTGCTTCGATTAACATATCTCGTTTTAAGCTCATAATTTAAGCTCCTTTCGTTTTACGTCCTGTAGACTGAATTTTTAGCACTGTGACACCGTGCAAGGCATAAAAAAATAAGCCTTTTAACGTCATACTTAGGACGAAAGATTAGTATTTTCTGATAACAACTGGATTCTTTTCTATAAGGTTCTTTCTACCAGCCTTTAAAGTTTTTTCTCTTAACTTTAATTTAGCTTGTAGTTCGTTATCTTGTAATTCTTTAGCTAATCTTTGTTTATCTTTAATTATTTTTATTTCACGGTCAAAAGCTTTTAATCTTGCTTTATCTAGAGCATTTTGTTTTGCTTGTTCCTCGGTTAGATTCTCCAAATACTCTGGTAATTGGGGTTTATAATTTACACCAACTACAAAAGGTGTCAGATAGTGTCCACAGTTGATTCCTAAACAACCCCCTGGGCTTCCATATCCATAATCTGGTAAACTTAACACCCTTTCACCGTTAATTGTTCTTGCTACTCCTTTAGTTACTATCTGATGTTGAAGCGGTGCACACAATTCTCTAGCACTTGACTTCGCACTATAATAAAAGGTGTCTATTCCTAAATCATCAGCAGGTCTTTCTCTCATTTCTCTATATACTCTGAAAGTAGTAGTTCGTATTACTGTTTGTGCGTAACGCTCTACAGTCCACGTCTTACCGCCTCTATCTTTAAAAGCGGTAAACCCTCTTTCATACATCTTTAAAACAGCTTCTGACAATGCTTTTTTATCTGACTTAGTACCAGATACTACTCCAGCTACTGCACTTTCTAAAGTCTGCTTGTAATTCTTTTGTAATGCTTTTGGCATCGTAGTATTGATTAGGTTATTAACTTCAAACATTGTCTGTTTAGCTAGTGAATCTAAACTATCTTGAACTAAATAATTAGGTTGTGCGTTAGTCTTCAAAGCCTGTGCCAATTGTTGATGGCTGTCTTGATAAACTTTGTAACCCTCATTAGCAATTACATCTCTGAATACATCTTCAGCAACCCCACTATATTTAGCTATAAGTTTTACATTTTCCTCTGTAATTAAATGCATATCGTTTAACTTTTCTAATTGCCAAACATAAGGATTTTCAATTAAATCAACCGTTCCTCGTTGCTTAAGTCTTCTGACTATGTTCTTCATTATTTCCATGGATAATTCATGGTATAAACCTTCTACTTCTTTTGACTTTACCCAATAATTACCATCATTATTCTTTATCTCCATAGATTACCTCATCAGTTTCATCTAGGTTCGGTTGTACTTCTTCGTTGATTTCATTTAACATCTTACTAGCTTCTTCATCAGTCACACCTAACACTTTAGAAATGGCATATTGTTTACTAACAATTCCACTTGCTAATGCTTTAACCCAATAATCAAGTTCTGCATTTCTATCTGTGAATACTCCATCATCAAGGTTAACAGATATATCTTCAAGTTTAGGTATTTCACCGTGGTATATTCCATGTGCTTTACCTAATTCACAAATAGATACTACTAGTTCTTTAATTGAATGTTCCACTAACGATACAATGCTATTTCTTAATTGAAATGTATCTGAATTTTCGCTGACAACTTCTGTTGCTGTCTTCATCGTTTTCCCATCAAAACTAAACATTCCACCACTAACTCCAACTTGCATTTCAAACATTGCTAATCCCTTATTAATGGCTTTAATGTAATCATCCGCTCTAATAGGTGTAGTTAAATCAACGATTTTATTATCATCAATTCCTCCACCTATTTGAACAAACACATTTTGGTCCGTTTCAAATCTTCGTTTAGTTACGAACTTATTATCTTTACCTTGTTGGAAAGTCATATTTGTTAAACCATCTGGAACAGCAACTCTACGCTGTCCCATCTTAATTTCCCACATGAACTCATCATAAGTCCTGTTAATGAAATCAATTGTTGTTTTTGCATTATCAAATATCGACAACCCCAACGGACTATTAATATCTTTATTGTTCATTCCTGGTGTTTTTAAGTAAGTAAATAACGGCCTACTTAATCCTTTAATCACAATGTTTTCTTCAAGATTCTCATATAATTCACTTAACAACGTTTGACTACCTATTGTTTCTGAATTAGTAGATTTATACAACTCATTAGTTATCGTTAAGTCTTCATTATTCCATTCGTGGAACTCAATTAAGGTGTAATAAGTATTAGTTTTACCTTGACTTTTAACAGTCTTAGTAATGATTGCTGCACTACTTACGTCCTGCATGTTGCTTTGTAATGGTAAAAAAACAGGTGCTTGAATAAATGCTACCTTAATAGTTTTACCATCAAAATATGGTCGCATTGCCATACCACCCAAAGCTAAACAACTTTCAAGATATCGTTCAAAATTCTTGTTAAATCTGTCATTTAAAAGAATATCGTTAACAAATTGATTAATTAATTCGTTATCTACAGTGATCTCTGCTTGTTCATTATAAACTAAGCCTGCTATCTTCTTACAAGCTGTTCTTGCAAGTGGTAAGTGATTAAATTTCCTTGTGCGCTGTTCTCCATCCGTGTTAAGGTAGGTAACATCGCTAAACTTACTCTGGAAGTATGTTAAATTGTTCTTTATTCGATTGTATTCTTCAGAAGATACAACTATCTTCGGATGGTCTAATATGCTCGTTAAACTACCTTGCATGGTGTACTTGCTCCTTTTAAATAAATTCTTAATAATTTGTATAAGCCCCATTGTTAAACTCCTATACTTTTAATCCTAATAATTTTGCATTGTCCAAAACAAAATACTTAAATTCGTCAACCGTGTGATCGTCTTCTTTAATTACTTTCGGCTCAGCTGTCTTGATTGTCTTTTCATCATACCTGTACATTTTGTGCTCTTCTATAAAAATTTTGTTGTTTTCATTATCTAAATAAAAAAATCTTCCTTGAGCTAATAAACTTACAACCATATCAATCATGGTTTGATTTTTTCTTTTCGCAACAGGATTCCATCTAATCCCAAAATCTTTAAAGTACTGATTCCTTAAAGCTCCCTCTGCACTATCTATTGTTAATCTAATAGTTGGTACATTATACAGTTCTTGCACGCTAGAAATAAAATCGTTAATCATTACAGTTAAATCACTAGGTGCAGCTTTAACAGCTCTACCTGCAGGAGAATAATAAAACGTGTCTAATAGAATAACATTCCCTTTTGCAGTAATACCATAAGCACCACAAGCTGTCGCACTTTGTTGATGTCCAGTATCAAGTGCATAAGATATTCCCATGATTTTATCATTGCTAGGTAATTCCTGTATTGGATGAAAACAAGCCATGTTATAAACGTTATTACCTAATCCAACTGGTTCACCTAAATAAATATAACGATAATAATCATAGTCATTTTCTTTAATCCTATTAATATCTGCCAACATTTGTTCAGTAACAAAACCTAATTCATCATTTAAATAACTAGATTCATGAACCAAATAATTCTCATTAGTTTTCATGTCTTCACTCCACTCATTAATCCAGTTATATGGATTTCTTGGTGGATTATAACTCCAATAGAATTTCACAAAAGGAATATTGTTGTGTTTTTGCCGCATAAAAGTAATGTTTGTTTGGTCAAATTCTTCCTGGCTATCAAATTCAGCTGCTTCTTCATACCAAACTGAAATAATATTGCTAATATCATTTGATTTTAATTTTTGGAAGTCGTCTGCACCGTAGAAATAAAAGCTAGATCCTGTTAAAGTATGCGTTATTTTGAAAGGAGATACAGTACTTTTAAATGAATCTGTTAAGCCGTACATATTAATCGCCCAGTTAATCTTATTAAAGACACTATCACGAATTGTGTTAGCAACTTTTCGGATAACTACTACATTAGCTTTCTCTCCTTTTGCTATCATCATTGCCATATCTCTAACTAATTTAAGCACTATAACGGAAGATTTAAAACTATTCCTACCACCTTTTAACACATTGTAAGGCACTTTAGAAAGCCACACATCTTTAAAATGTGGATTCACGTTCTTTTGCACATCAAACTTACTCATCTTCCCACCTATCAACAATTACAATACTTTCAGTTGTAGTTGAGCTTTTCTCTTCTCTTGCTTGATGGATTTTATTTAAGATATCTGCAGCTTTAATTCTGTCTTTCGCACTAACATCAATATAAGTTGTTTCCTGGAAGCCTTGACCCATTCCTATTAACGTTTGTTCTCGCTGTTCTCCTCTCATTACAGATGTTAAATATTGAATAACCTCTTGCTGCGTTGCTGTCTTCTTAGACTCAATTTCCTTGAGTCGTTTATCTATGTATTTCTTAATTTCAAGTTTTTTCAAGTTCTGCTCACCTATCTGACCCGCTGTTTTTTTGCTATATCCAGCTTCAATAGCTGCTTGAGTAGCATTTCCACTAATGATGTACTCATCAGCGAACCTCTTTTGTTTTAATGTTAGTTTTGCCAATTTTCCACCATCCTTTCTTGACAAAATAAAAAGACAGCTTTTACACTGTCTAGGAAGTTTTTATGATAGGTGATTTTAGGTAGAGATATAATACAAAAAATAAAAAGTTTGGTATCCACATCAGCTTGTAAAAAATTTAAAATTAATATCTAACATCCAGGAGTCCTCTACCTAAAATCTTATATTACTATTATAGCACTTACCTACTTACTTTTGTTTATCTCCTTTTACTTTGTTTTACCTTTTTTTACTTTGTTTTATCTTTTTTTACTTTTTGAAAAAACTTATCGATTTTAACTGCTTTTAAAGCTTCAGAATGTTTTCTGTTTCTCGTATTAGCTTCAATTTTTAACAAATGATCAATCTCTAACCAATCTTTGCAATCAAAGTATCGATATTGTAATAATAATCTATATTGTAAATCTTCAACATTTTTAATACAATCAAATATTTCCCTTTCTGCCTTAACAAGCTCCACTATATTATCAATAATTTCACGTTCTAAATTATCGATTTCATAAATTAAATTATCCCAACTATATTTGTTGCCACCCTTTATTTGCTCTTTTGCATAATCAATAGGTTTAATGTTATGTTTTAACATGGCACGTCTATCTTTAATCTTTTCTTC